AATAAATGAAGTTTTTACATTCAGAAACATATGGCTGGAAATCAGCTTTTCATGGACTAAGAAATCCTCTTGAATCATGGGCTAAGTCAGATAGTGAATTTGGAATTTCTAATATATATGGGGATGAAAATACAGAAGTTCTTTATGCTTGGCTAGAAAAAATTTTCCCCACTTATAATCCTTTTGATTCAGAACAGGATGAACCAAATGATTATCAGACAGAATTAGATAAAACAGATGAATGGCTTTGGAAAAATGGTATCATAAACAACGACCCTAAAAATGAAGGTGTAACATATGCCTTTATCGGACCTGTTGATATGGATCTCGCCCAGCGCATGATCGCCGCAGGCTCCCCAAACGATAAATTTTTAAGACAAATCTTTGTATCTGTTGATATCACAGCTCCAGAGTACTGGTGGAGCCAGTTCGATACCTACAAGGTCGGCACCGTAGCAAATTCTACTAGCAAAATGCATAAATTAGCATCCACTCCAATAACAAGAGATTGTTTTGAGATGGATGATTATGCAACATTAAAAGTCTTTGACAGAGAGCCTTATGCTATTGATGATACAACCGAAGAGTGCTGGGATGGAATAATTGAAATCTGTGAGACACTTCGCAAAAGATATAATGAAACAAAAGATATCAAGTATTGGAAAGAATTAATTAGAATCCTCCCAGAAAGTTGGCTACAGACAAGAACCGTCACAATGAACTACTCCAATCTTCGTAATATTGTTTATTGGAGAAAAAATCATAGATTAAAATACGAATGGGATAGTTTTATAAAATGGTGTCAATCTTTGCCTTACGCTGAAGATCTTATCTTCTATCATAACGGATATGATAATGGATACGAATTACACAATTTATTGTCATAGAAATAAAATAAATAATAAAGAAGATCTTATTTTATATAAAAACGAATGAATTTGACAATTAAACAATTTTTTGATATAATATTATTATAATAATAAAGGAGAAAATATTAAAGAATTATGACAAAAGAAGAGTTTATTGAAAAAGCTATAAATATTACCTCTAAAGAAGATTTTGGTAAGCTTTATGATGAAATTGTCAAGCCTATTAAAAACACAGAAATGACAAAGAGTGGGGCGGCCACTCTAAAATTTCTTCAAACTAAGCCTGGAGAACTTTATTCAGCAAAAATGATTGGAGAGTCCCTTGGGGTTGGCTCAAGATCTGTTTCTGGTTCTATGCGGAAACTGGTAACGGATGGATATGTTGAAAAATCTGGCTCTAATCCTACTGTTTATAAAATCACTAATAAAGGTATTAATTATACTTTTGACAATAATTAAAAATTCTGATATAATATTTATATCAAAAGAAAATAAGGAGAAGTCTAATGAGACAGAATGTAAATCAGGAACAGATTGAAGGTAGAATTTATCAGCATGATCTGAAGGAGAAGGTGACAGGAGATAGATCTAAGTATCCTGGAACTAAGTTTATTTCTGGAACAATGGATATTGCTACAACTGAAGACGATATGAATGTTCTTACAGTGCATTATACTTATGTGACAGAAATGACCTCTAAGGGTAAGCCTAATCAGACTTATGCAAATTTAAAGAGAATTATTGATGAAGGTAAGACAATTGTTGCAGATGGGCATGATGCTGCTTGGAAGGTTCGCACAACCCCATCTTTGGCTCTGAATGATTTTTATCCACAGGGGCAGGATCAGCTTGTGTCTCAGATGAGAAATGAAGGCGGTTTTGTTTCTATCGTAAATGATCTTAATCCAGAGGGCGTAGACAGAAATAAGTTTACGGTTGATGCTCTTATTACACAGGTTAATAGGGTTGAAGATGATGACGGTGATTATGCTCAGATCCGTTGTGCAGTATTCAATTTTAGAAATGATATCCTTCCCGTAACTCTTATCATGAGAAATGAAGATGGAATTCGTTATTTTGAAGAGCTTGGTGTTTCTCAGTCAGAGCCGATTTATACAAAGGTCTGGGGCAAGATTGTTAATAGAACTCAGTTGATTCAGAATGAAACAGAGTCTGCATTTGGCGAAGCCGCAGTTGATACCCGTCAGAGAAGAATCCGTGAATGGGTTATTACAGGCGCGCAGAGAGAGCCTTATTCTTTTGGCGATGGCGGATTAATGACAGTTGAAGACATCCAGAAGGCTCTTCAGAACAGAGAAACAATGCTCGCAGAGGTAAAGCAAAGAAGCGATGAGTATTACGCAACTCGTAATAGCTCTCCCGCACCAAAGACAGCTCCTGCCGCACAGATTCCACAGGGAAAGTTTAACTTTTAATCATAAGGGGGTGAGGTAATACTCGCTCCCTATTCTTATCAAACTATGAGTATGGATTAAGAAAATAGGAGAAGAATAAATAATGGGAATTAATATATTAAGTCTAGAACCTCATAAGGTCAGTCGTGATCTTTCTGGTTACATTACATATCTATATGGTTCAGCTAAAATTGGTAAAACTACTTTTGGATCAAAAATGCCAGGTGCACTGATTCTGGCATTTGAGAGAGGATATAACGCATTACCTGGCGTCTATGCACAGGATATTACTAGCTGGGCTGAAATGAGAATGGTGCTCCGCGAGTTAAAGAAGCCAGAGGTTAAAGAAAAGTTCCATTCTGTTATTATTGATACTATTGATATTGCTGCAGCTGCCTGTGAAAAATATATTATTGCACAAGCCGGAGTTGATACCCTCAATCAGATCCCCTATGGACAGGGATGGACAAGAGTAAAGAGAGAGCTTGAAGATACTTTTCGTTCTATTACACAGATGGGATATGCGGTCCTCTTTATTTCTCATGATAAAGATAAGACTTTTACCAGACAAGATGGCACTCAGTATAATCAAGTAGTACCGACTCTTAGTAATTCGTACAACGAAATTATTAAAGATATGGTTGATATTTATGCCTATGCTCATATTGTAATTCGCAATGATCAGCCAAAGAGAGTTTTAACTCTTCGTTCTCTTGATAATACTATTGACTGCGGCGGCCGCTTCAAGTATATGGCGCCAGAGGTTGATTTCTCATACGAAGCCCTTGTTAAAGCTCTGAATGATGCTATTGACGAAGAGTCTAAGCATACAAATGGCGAGTTTGTAACAGACAAGAGAGATGATCATGTGAATGAAGAGTTAGATTTTGATAGCCTAATGGATGAATTTAATTCTATCGTAAATAGCCTTGCTGAAAAAGATCCTGCTAAGATGGAAAATTTTTATGCTCCTAGAATTACAGAGATTGTCGAAAAATATCTCGGTAAGGGCAAAAAGATCAATAATGCAACCAGAACACAGGCTGAGCAGATTTCACTTATTGTTTTTGATTTAAAAGAACTCATTGCTGCTAACGAGTAATTTATTTACCATATTCTTATTTATTGTCAAGGGATACTTTTATCCCTTGACTTTTTTTGTATTTTTATGATATAATAAAACCAAAAGAAGAGGTGATAAAGAAATGACAAAAG